GTCCGGAAGAGAGCCGTTTGGGTGCGGCGTCTCGAAGACTACCTTGGCTCGCGTGGTGGCGCGATCGGGCGTCTTGTTAGAGGGCGGTGGGAGCCAGACCTCCCCTCTACAAGGCGTTCCTTCGTTGCCAACGCTTTGCTTGGGTTGTCCGAAGACGGACTGAAGCTCCTCGGTGGGGGGGCATTACTTGGTGAAGGCGCCCGTCCGCTAGTGTACGTAGTGGCGGAGACTCCTGATGGTCGTGAAGTTCTGTTTCCAGAGCTTCTCGGACGCCTTGCCCGCTTCTCGGCTTTCAGGTGCCGAGATTCCACTTTATGGGCTGGACTCAGGTCCCGTGCCGCTGAGTGGTGTAAGGACAAGGGTTTGCATGAAACAGTTGCAGCTCTTGTCCTTCCCACCCATGTGGCCAGGGCCTTCTTGATTTCAGCCACAGAGAGGTTGGCCACTTCTCTGGTGGAAAGTCGCGGTTACGACCCCGCCCTTCTCTCATCTCCCCAATAGGGGAGCCCCGTCATCAGCCGGGGCATCTGCTACTCTAAGGAAATACCAGTGGCGGGTGTCGGGTCCGTGGACCTACGGCGTGTTGATTGGGGTTGTTGCGATGAGAGTCGTAGGGAGATGTGGGTGGCGTGGAGGTCGGAGCATGAGGGCGCTTATGTACCGATTGTCCACGCCAGCTGCCCCCACAACGAGGTCTGGGCCTTACGGCTCAGATCTCTGGGACCTATCCCCGAGCCAGTGTTTCGCCCGGTTCGAGGCGGCCCGCGCTTGGTGCTTCGGCGCCTTGCGCGTGTCGCACGGGCGTACAGTGGCCATAGTTGGTCCCGCCTGCAGACTGCGCTGAGCTATGATGGGGCGATGCGGCGCAGGTACCTCGAGGCTGCGAGGTCCTTAGATGTGGAGGGTCCCATTGAGTGGAGGGACGTTTATCTGAGGGCCTTTCTGAAAGCCGAGAAGCCCAGAAGCGGCTCCAAGTTGTCGAAGCCACGGTTGATCTATCCAAGGTCACCGAGGTATAATTTGGAGCTGGCGAGGCGGCTGAAGCCTTTTGAACATTGGCTGTGGGGTTACCTCCATGGCGGAAGGCTCTTCGGGGGACAGGCTAGCAGGGTTGTTGGTAAGGGGCTAAACCCACGACAACGCGCCAATTTGATAGTCCGAAAGTTTCGGTCGATCACTGACTGCGTTGTCTTTGAGGTTGACGGAGCTGCGTTCGAGGCCCATGTTGGCCCGGACCAGTTGGTTCTGGAGCACGCAATATACAACGGTGCGATCCGAGATACAGGATTGGCCAAGTTGTTGCGTGAGCAGTTGACCCTGAGGGGGGCACTGCCGTGTGGTGCGAAGTTTTCGCGCCCCGGGGGAAGGGCAAGTGGGGACTTCAACACTGGCATGGGCAATTCGTTGATCATGCTTGGTGTTGTTGTTGGCGTCCTCGAGGACATTGGAGTAAAATTCGATGTCCTCGTTGATGGTGACAACGCGTTAGTCTTCCTTTCGCGTCCTGACCTGGGGCGGGTTGTTGGTGAATTCGCACCCCGCGTACTGGAATCGACTGGCCACGAGGTCGTACTCGAACGCCCCGTTGACTACATCGAGGGGATCCGCTTTGGTGGGTCCGCCCCCGTATACCTCGGTCCTTCTTTGGGCTGGAGCATGGTCCGCGAGTGGGGCCGTGTTCTCTCTTGCGCCTTTGCTAGTCATAGGTGGTTGAGAGAGCCGCGGTTCGCTCGTGAGTGGATACGTGGGGTAGCCATGTGTGAGCTGAGTCTCGCGCGTGGCGTGCCCGTGCTTCAGGCATGGGCCCTCGGTGGCCTCAAGGCAACGGATGATGTGAGACGCGTGCGGAGCCACCCGCACGTGGACTACTTTATAGTCCGAAAGTTTCGGTCGATCACTGACTGCGTTGTCTTTGAGGTTGACGGAGCTGCGTTCGAGGCCCATGTTGGCCCGGACCAGTTGGTTCTGGAGCACGCAATATACAAC